TTTGCCCCGGCATGTCTGGCCGCAGCGAGAACTCCGTCCCAAGTGTTGTCAAATGCCTGTGGTGGATCTGGTTGCTTTCCAGACTGGCTCCAGACCGCGAACCATCCCCGATCGCGACGCATCGCGATGTCATAGCCATTTTTGCTTAGATCCGCCTCTAACTCTTGAATCGCCGCAGCCTGATGTGGGAGCGCTTTGTAGTAACGGAAAAGCTGTTCAAGGCTGATCGGCTTAATATTCGTCATTCCAGGGTGATTTGATGTGTAGATCGTCTATTTGGGTTGGTGGCGGCATTGCTGGTGGCTGTGATTCATGCCATCGCTCAACCTCAGCGTCAACCCTTGGCTTTAGCGTTGCCTCGAATTTGCGACGTTTAATTTCTCGCCTTACGCCTTCGAGCGGTGATCTTGTCGAGAATCTCAGCAACCACCGCCCGTCAGCGGGGATCAGCGCTTTTTTTCTTTTAACGACGCGAGTGCATGGAAGATAAGCTGCACCAGGCTGTTTTCACGCAAGGGGGATAGCGCGATGACTTCAGAAGCTGCTGCTATAACGATCCATGTAACTGGTGATGCCAAGATTTCTTCGATGCTCATCGGTAATCCATCAGTTCAGACAAATTCTAATCCTTTCCGGCTTCTAGGACACTTATACGGTTCCCGTGATCATTCAGGCGTTCGTAAATTTCACGGCGATCAGCATTGGCCTGAACTTTTTCCGCCTTCATGTCCTGATGTAAGTCTTCAAGTTTTGTCGCAATAGACTCGACACCAGCGGTGAGGCGAATAACCGCTTCACGGCTTTCGCTGGTTCGCCTAGTAAACCCAGAGACACTCATCCCAGCTATACCAAGGGACGCACCTAGGATCGCAGCGTAAATTTCAATCACGAATCCTAGCCTTGTTATTTCAAGTCTAAAGGGTCTGGCCTACCAGATAAAATCGCCACTGCACGTTTGTAAAACATGCAGTCGGTTTTCTCTGCGGCCTCAAGAGCTTTTTTAATTTTTGCCCAGTTCTCTAGTTCCCTTGGCGTCATTGTGGCTGTTGGTCTCCAGCGAAAATACGGACTGCGGAGCTTGGCTGTACTAGGTAAGCGTCCCAGCCATCAGGCAAGCCTGTTGTGAATTTAGCGTTGACGTGCCAAGCGTCAAATGTTGGGCCGAGGTTATCGCTTGTATTAGTCGCAGGTTCACGGCCAATTACCTTTTCTGGATCGTCTTCATCAAAAATTAAACGATCAACAGATAGGGTTCCATTTTCCATGGTGGCTTCAAGCACCGCAGAATCGTAATTACCGTTTATTTGATCTGAGAAATTAACGTTGTAACTTGCAAGCAAAAGCTCTGAATGTTCAGTAGCAGTTGCGTTATAAACCCAACCGGTTTTGTCATCGTTTAAAGCAACATTGAAAATGATGCCTTCATCCTCTTCGCTCCAATTAATGGTGTTGCCTGTAAATGAGACTTGTACTAATGGGCCAAGCACATCCATGGTGTGCGTATGTGAGAGCAAAGCAGGCCGTGGATTGTTGTCGTCAATCCAAAGCCCAGCATCATTGCAAGCGGTGCGAAAGGTGGACTCGTCAGTGAAGCGCAGAAAGTAGGTCATTGGAGAACGTCGTTCAGGTAGATTTCCCAGTTACGGGACTTAAGGGTGGTGATTGCTGTGGCTGTAGTGCCTGGGAGGGTTGTGCCGTCATAGTCGATTGTGATCTTTTTATCGTCAGTGCCGGTGCCGCTAGGTGCGGAAACACCGGAGCCAGCAATTGAAACAAGGATGTTATCGACTGAAGTCGCTGTGAGGCTGGTGCAACCATTCCAAGTTTGATAAAAGCACTCATCAACGGGTGTCCCGGCCCATGAATCAAAGAAGCTAGCGGGAAAATCAGTGAGGCTGCTGCAGCCGCTCCAAGCAAAGGTGAAATTTGTACCTGAAGATGTATTAATCAATGGAAAGCTAGTGAGGCTGCTGCAGCTGCGCCAAGTACGGGTGAAATTTGTACCTGAAGATGTATCGACTAACGGAAAGTTAGTGAGGCCGCTGCAGATGTTCCAAGTACTGGCGAAACTTGTACCTGAAGATGTATCGATTAACGGAAAGCTAGTGAGGTTGAAGCAGTTGGTCCAAGCACCGCTGAAATTTGTACCTGAAGATGTATCGATTAACGCAAAGCTAGTGAGGCTGGTGCAGCCGCTCCAAGCACCGTTGAAATTTGTACCTAAAGATGTATTAATCAATGGAAAGCTAGTGAGGCTGTTGCAGCCGTCCCAAGCACCGTTGAAATTTGTACCTAAAGATGTATTAATCAATGGAAAGCTAGTGAGGCTGTTGCAGCCGTTCCAGGCGTTGGAGAAGTCAGTGCCTTCAGATGTATCGATTAGCGGGAAGCTGGTCAGCCCGCTGCAGCCGTTCCAGGCGCTGGAGAAGTCAGTGCCTTCAGATGTAACGATTAGCGGGAAGCTGGTCAGCCCGCTGCAGTCGTTCCAGGCGCTGGAGAAGTTTGTCACGTTTTGTGTTACGTCACCATCAGCGATAAAGATCGCTGGCATAGAAGCCAAACTACTGCATCCATTCCATGTGCTTGTGAAGTTCGTAGCTGCGGTGAAATCAAAAGACGGGAAAGTTCCCGTAATACTGCTGCAATCGCGGAACGCATTTTCCCAGTCGGTAACAGCACTTGTATCAGGTCTGTTTGTGATGCGTGCAGAATTGCTGAAATCCATCTGGCTGCAACCGTAAAAAGCACCGTTCATCGTGCTCGGTGATGTGAACATGTCGCCAGTGCCCCAGGCGGCGATCAACACCAAATCTCCTGCGTTACTGATGTTGTTGTATTTGATATTTTGCAGCTGCCCTTCTACGAAAACAGGGTAGATACCGGCGGCGGGGTAACCGTGCGTCAAGCCGACAGCGCCTAGTTCCGCAGCGGCGCCATCGAGGCCGGATTCAGTGCCATCGCCCCATGTGATCACAATATCGTTGTCATTGGCGACACTCTCGGCAGGCAAAGTAAACGTCTTTTCGCCGTCAGCTGCGGCACCTTGAGTGTTAATTACCAGTGCTAATGATCCGGCTGGGCCAGTTGGGCTGTAAGTATCGGCATTAATGGCGTCGATTTCACCTCGTACCAATGCTTCTGCGACTTCAGGTGTTAGCTCACCGGACCAGGCATAAACAGTGTTGATGTAGCCGTTAAACGCCTTGGTGGGATCTACGGCATCGTGGCCAATCGACAGCTTATTCAGTCCAGTGGGTATTGCACTGCTTAATGAAGGGGCAAAACGTGAGGAGTCACGTCCGTATTGATAGTTATTAGTGCCGTAGGTGATGATATTGCGTTCGCGGTCGGTGGTTGGCACCGGCAATGGCAGTGATGATTTGCTAGTACCGTCATAATTGGCAATTAGCGCCAGCGAATTGTAAGTAGCAGTGTTGGAAAGATATGCGAGATCAATCTTGTCGTTGCTGCTGTTCTTGAGAGAAAGCAGCGTGTCATTCTCGTTGGCGCTGATGGCGCGGGCGTCGATGTAAAGCGAACCAGTAGCAGGTAGTGGGGCTTCAGTCGAAAGAAGGTCTGCGGCGCGCGTTACGGTGCTGCCGGAGGTTGGGATGTAGGAGGTTGGGAAGGATCCGGCTTCGGCCTGAAAAGCTGCGACTCTAATTGTGAAATCGTATGGAGTTTGGGTGGAATACCCAACATCAAACCGAGGGCGATCACTACTGCTACCTCTAGTACCAGTCCCAGTAATACGAGTAAACTTACTTGTTATCTTACTTCTAATGTTTACACCTTTTGCCCCACCAAATGGGCTAAATTGAACATTATTTGGCATTGACCCTGCGATTAATTTGGCGTAGAGAGAACTTGTCCACTCTTCATTACCACCCATTGAAAGATTTTGAGAACCACTTGGCTGGATTAACCACCTATTAGAAACTGTTGGGGAGCCATAAAACCTTAAATCAATATATTCCAAGCCTAACTCTGTACCAGTCCCAATGATTTCTAAAGTGGTTCCAGCTTGGCTTTGCCCAGTGTTCCAACCAGTTGGCAAACTACCACTACCACCACCACCATAAATACCAGGGACAGCACCTGCCATGCTGTTATATCTGATTACATTAGTTCTACTTTCTTCCATCAACAACCCCAAGGACTCACCAGTTACGGGGTCACGATCAAATCGTGGCTCATCAACAGCAGCAGTCTTAATCAGACCATCACTGTCTACATAGGTGCCAGTGGAATCCCGCGTAAACGTAAACCGTGGATCGATGCGCTGCGATGCACGCGGATCTAACAAAACCCGTGGGCGGTTGTCGTAAAACAGTTCCTTGATGGCCATAGCAGAAAATCAGGCGGTTGTGGTGGACTTGATGATTACGTAGTTCAGAACCACCGCTTCAGACAGTGACCCAGCGGTAAGGTTTCGCAGTGCAATCTTTACCGAACCGCTTGCGATGTCCAACGTACTGACCGAATAAGCGCCAGCCGTAGCGCCGGATTTAATGCTGACAGCAATAACATCTTGCGGACTAATCTGGCTATTAGTCAGTGTAAAGGAAACAGCAGTACCTGCAGCAAGTGCAGCCCCGTTCATTGTGATCTGGCCGCATGGTGTGTTCAATGTTGCGCCCGTAGCTTTGCTAGTTGCTTGTGTAACAGCACCACCGCCTTGAGCGTAGCCGCACCATTCATCAACAAATGCCATACGACCCAGCATCCCAGACACGGGCACCTCATCAGCATCAGTGCCAGCTTCAAAACTAAAGACCTTGCCGCTCAGTAATGCGTTGTACTCACGCCAGTAATTTAGGCTGAGGTTTGTGATTACTTTCGGCTGGTTGTTGTCCAGAATGCTTGCATCATTTACAGCCTTTGCAGCGCCTTGAACATCTTCAATGGTTGCTAGTGATACAGGCCCAAGTGAGTTTTCAGCTGTAGACAGATCAGCACTAAGAGTAAATTCTGCTTCGCCTTGGATCTTAATATCGTTAAAGAAACTTTCGCCCTGAGCACTGATGCCAGATGGAAACTCTGTAACCGGATCTTCTTCAACGCTGGCCAGTGCTGTTAGGCTTTGCTCTTGACCGGTATTTAGATCTTCGATGCCGGTGCTCTTGACGATGTAGCCCTCTTCATTGAAACCAGAGGGATAAACACGGCCCCCAAGTTTGTTGGTAAAGTAGTAGCTAAACTTATTTAACGGGGTTAATTGTTGCTGTACAGCTGGAAACGCCTTGCTGTAATTCAGCGTTCCGGCCCATTCAAAGGCGTGAGCAAATAATCTTAAAACTGATGGCCTACAAAACTCAGCTGCCCAAGCGTTTCGTGCTGTCGCTAAACCACCTGATGGAGCAGTAGGGAAGTCTGCAGTACTATTAACTTTACGAATCCGGGCATCAGTTACTCTTGGCTGTAATGCTGCATGACTTGCGGCCACGCTGAAACCTAGCGCCCTCAAAAGCGTATAAGCACCTTGATAATCATTACTTGTCTGGTACTGATTTTGAATCGACTCAGTAACGGTGCCAGCGCCTGCACTCGTAGTCCAAAGCGTTGAAAAATCAAAGCCTAGCGTCGTACTGAACTGACTATTTTCAGTATCATCATCGAGCGTAATTGTATAGCTTTGATTATCTAGCTTTTCGTCTGGGCTGAAACTGCTAGGCATGTGAACAAATGACTCCTGCCAATCCGTTGGATTAGGACCACCAGAGCTAGGCGTAGTCACATCACGCAAAGCCGTAAAATGCTTTTCTGCGTAGATAGCAGTTGTGCCCTCGCGATAAAAAGTACTGGCCGCGTAGCTTACGGCTGGATTGGTACGACGTAGCTGGATCTCCATCCCTTTGTAGGTAGAGCTGAACTGCGGGAAGTCCGTTCCAGAAATGTCCTTTTGCGCGACAGTGGTAACTGCCAACGGATCACTTGTAGGTAACGTGCCATTCACGTAAGGGTCAACATCACCGACCAGAACTGGTGCTGTTGGATCAAGCTGCAAGATGTAGTCGCGCTGTACCACGCGAGTAGATTCCTGCACTGCAAACATGCCGATACTTAACCGGCGTTCAGATGCTGTGCGGGTGTCTACCAAGCGACGAACATAGACTCGACGGCCAATTGCTCGGTTAATTACTGAGCTTACCGATATGCCTGGGCTGACATTATCTTCATCTTGAAGTGGCGAGTTAGCCTTCAAGTAAATGCGATTAGGGTCGCTAGTACTCCAGGCACTAGCATTTAATTGTGCTCGCCAGTCCGTGCCATTGGGATTTTCAACCCATACATAGCTGTCTTCGCGCAAGGTGTAACCCAGATCGCCAAGAATCTTTGGCACTGTTGTAGAGCCATCAGCCGCAACTAGGTCTTGCGCCATGTCGAAGCGAAATTGGCCATCTGCATAATTGCTGATTGTGCCAAGAAAATATTTTTGGACGTTGCCGGTTTTTTCGCTGATATTTAGTGGTACATTAAAGTAAGCAAAACGCCATTCAGAATCGATACCAAATGCTTCTGTTTTGTAACCGCTAGATAATGCGACACAACCACCAAAGGAAGAGTTGCTGTTAGTAATGCTTATTTCAGCTCCACTTTCAGTTGCATGGTGGATTCCTTGCCCAATTGCAAAAATTGAGACTTCTTGGATAAAGGCGTTATTAATACCGCGAATATGTAAGCTACGCCGCGCTGGCTTCATCCGAACATTATTTGGATCGCTGCTGATATAAGTTTCATAATCAGGCATTTCGACCCATGTACCGCCGCTATAAAGCTCCCAGCAGCTCATGTCTTTTTGAAGTGAAACGCCAGTGAAATTAGCGGTCACCATTGACTTCAAGCCCCCAACCTTCGCTCCATCAGCGTGAATGCCGCCTAAGCCGTACTCAGAACGGACCGAGCAGTTAAAAACGTACGGTGATGCTGATTGGGTCGTGTCCCACGCTGAAGTTGGTGTACCCTCAATTGGGCCAACAATTTTATATTCAGTGTCACGGGTAACGGCTATCGCATCGCTTAAATTTGCAGGGCTACCAACGTAGGTGCGGATCTTTGTGTAAAACGCATCGAGTTCCGTCTCACTAGCAAAACCAAAAGCAGACAGCAAATGATGGCTAGTTGTCGTATTTATTTTGTCAAAAATCGAGAAGCCAAAAAAGTAGCCCGTTCCGGTAACTTTGAAGATCTCACTACGATTGCTGCGGTCTGCAAGTTCGTCAGCAGGAGTTGGGACATAAGTCGGGCGGAATGTGCATTTGCGTAAGTCAGGACCGCACAGGCTGCACCCTCGTGGCAGTAATACCCCACCGTCAGTCGGATTGAATTTGATTAGGTCTGCAGGTGTCGGCTCATACCCATCGGTCCAAGTTACAGGCGTGCCAGTGCCTGGATCGTTATAAATAGTGTGAACGCCTGGGGCAATAACGATTGAAACACAATCAAGATGCGCTTTCGGGTCTGTAATTGTGTACCAGTCTTTGCTAGTAATAATTGCAGCTTCAATTACTGCGCGGTTAATAGTTTTAAATGGACGCTGAGGACTAAAGCCACAGGTAAGGCGTTGTTTATCTAGGCGTTTTAGTTTGGCTTCGATTATTTCTTCGTCTGTACTGCCACCGGGGGCTTCATAGGTGTTGTACGAACCACCGGCAAACGTATCCTCTCCAATGTATGGGTTGACATATAACGTGAACGGCGCTGTTAGCGGGTCCACCATTTCAGTGCTACCGGCTGCCACGTTGGCAGTACCAGCAACCTGACGCATTAAGTCGTTGAGGGCTGCAATCTGAACTCGGAACTCAGCCTGCGTTGCATTGATATTGTCTAAAGCGCCGGTAGCGCCTGCAAGTTCTAGCGACGACACAGGCTTAAAATCCTTCTTCTAACCAGTAAAGCTAGTCTATCAAGGTTGGAATTTTATCGCAATCTCTCCTGTTGCCACAAAGTCACTGGTGCCGGAGATGATGTCGGTGGCTTTTACGTTAAGGCGTGTGTTCGTTAGCAGAATATCGCAGTCGTAGTAAGCAGTGGAACCTACCTGGGGCAGTACTGAACTGCGGTCTTTAAACAGGTAGAACTTGGCGTTCGACTTAGCTTGCTTTTCCGTCAGCATGACTAACCTCAATAATGTCATGCTGCTTTGATCTCCATCCACATGGCGCTGATCAACCAAGAACGTAAGCGAACCAGCGCCGCGCACCAGTGATTTCGCGCTCTCGCCAAATGTTTCGCCGATGGCAGTCATGTCTAAATTGTCTGCATCAACACTGAGTGCCCATTCCTGCAGGTCGCATTGAACAAGCCAGCCTCTGGAATCAGGGTCGCTTGCAACGGCAGTCACTCCAGACGGCACCGTGATCACATCTTCTAGCTTTTGACTAGTTGATGGCAGTGTTAGCGGCTTAATGCTGGATGCAGCAGAGTTAATGGCATTGGAGTATCCGGGTGCGTCGCTATAACGTGTGATAACAAGGTTTTCAGTATTGACGCTTTTTAGCTCAACGATCTGACCAGAATCTGCGTTATAAGCTGAAATCGCATTGTTGTAAAGCTTGGCACGATCCAAGTCGTCCATATTGATGTAAACGTCAGCCTGTGTCGTTAATCCAGTAGTGGCCGCAGTGTTATAAAACGGGACCGTATTAGCTGATTGGTAGTAATCAGCACTTGGAGCAGTTACATGAACACGAGCAGGACCAAGGTCATAAATGCTGCCGTAGTAAATACCGTGTCCGCCTGGGTCGTCGGCGTAACCATCTCCATTGGCGTCAATCGGCAGACCGCCCTCAGCCGCAATAATGACCCGATCCCCAGTCCAATAACGGGGATCATCAATAGATAGATTTGCAGTAGCAGTATTCAGCGCACTAGGAGCCAAAGCCCTAGGCTCCGGCCATTCACGGCTTAATTCAAGAATGCCGCCAGTACCAAGGATTGCCATCAGAAGTTGCCAGCGGGCTTGCCAGACATCGTGAAACTGATCGGCAAGGTGATCAGATCACCCACGCTTACGGATGCGCCGGTTGCGGTGATCAGGACAGAACCCGTGATCGTGCCAGCGGCGCTGTTGGTGTCGAGCGTTAGCTGTATGGTTGAAAGAGCTTCAGTCTCGGCGAGGATCTGGTTGATTATGGCGGTAGTGCCAGTGTCAGCGGAATCGTACAGCAGCGTGCCACTGCCGCTTGTCCCACGGATACCGTAGGCGTAGGTGCGATCTGTCTCGCCGATGCCAGTTGTTTCCAACGCATCGCGGTTAATGTTTAACGTGATGTCACGCACTTTTGCGATGGTTGTGTATGTGCCGGTGCCCGCTGCACTGAAGCCTAATTGCGCGGTTGCGGCTGTCCGTACTGACATGACTACACTGAGATTTAATTCATTCTAAGCTCTGCAGTCAACTCGACAGCCACATTGGAGCGACCTGGGTAAACACTCTCGACTTGTGGTGGTGATCCTTCGCTAAAAGACCACAACAATCCTGCCCCTGTTGCAGACGCATCCAACCATTGCTGCAGCCCTGCAGATGCACCATTGAAAATAATGCTTGGCAGCGTCAGGCTATCGACTGAACCTTTGGCTGAATTGTATGCGCTAAGAATTTCTGCCGTACTTGTATCGCTGATATTGTCGAATTTAAGGCTTAGTTTTGCGCTGCTTGGCCTACTGCCCCATAACCTACGAGTAATAACACCTGACTGCGATGTTTGCGTTTTGGTCGGCCATGTTGGAGCAACAAAGCTTCTACTGGTTGGCTGAACTGTCGGGAATGTCGTTGCCATCAGTCTTGAATACTCCAGTTTCCAGCGGTATCGAAGCCATCGGCTAGCTCCAAAATGTCTGAGCTGTTGGTTGGCATATGTACTGCTTCAATTGTAAACGTGCCCTCTTCAGTTGGCGTTATGCGCTCAATCTGGTAGGTGCGAACCTGTGTGCTGGGAAGCTTAACTGTGAATACAACTCCCGTAGGTGTCGCTGTCTTGCCGCTGTTGCTAACAACCAGCGTGGTGTCTGCTGGTGTTGTATCGGCGTCACCGTTCCAAGCAATTACGGCATAGGAACCATCAGCTAATGATGTTGTACTGACCAATGCACCCTCAGGAGTTACGACTCCGTTATTGAACTCGTCGTACTCAGTAGCGTCCATCCCGACTTTGATGTAATCGCCTGGTGCCATTGCCATCAAAACGCCCTCATGCGTTGTTGTGAACGAAACAGTATGAGTTGGGATGCGCCGCATGCGGATAATGAACTTGGCAGCATCAATGGCATGCTGTCGGCTGGTGCAATAGTCAGACATATCAATGGTTTCTAGAGATACCGTCTCGCTCGCTGATGATTCACGCACCAACACTTCGCGAACGGTCGGGAACATGCCTGGATTATCCAGGTTTGTGCTTGCGCGTTCTTCGCGGTAACGAACCGACACCTGGATCGGGTCGCGTTCTTCAGGATCAAAATACTGAAGCTTGAAGCTATTTTCGACGATATTGCCTGCAGTAAACAGGCCCGTGATTGCCACAGCATCAAACTGTAGAGCTGGACGCAAGAAGAACTTGCCGTCAGACTCGCCAAAAATTAACAGGTGCGTCGCTGCAACATCAGCGCACCATTGACGAATGTTAATCTTGTCAGCTATTACACCGTCAAAGAAATATTTGCGGGAGTAACACCAATTAGCTGCAGCTGTAAACTCAGGGAAATTCACCATATCGTCAGTAATTAAATCGCCTCTCCCATAGGTACTGTTGGTCATTAAATCCAGCACAATATCTGGAAGCAAATGCGTTGCTCCTACAGCTAAGCTGCTTCGCAGTTGACGGCAGGTTTTACCGCCAGTCACGTAACAACTAAATTGGCTGAATTGTTGCCATTCCACTGACGAATTTATGTTGACGCCTACTAATGCGAGGTTGTCGTAATTTGCTTGAGTAGAGTTTGGTACTATCTCATTAATGTAAACAATTTCATGTTCTGGCCCTGCCTCGGCAGAAGATGTAATTTCTTCATACACAAAACTTTCAGCCAATTTGCCCCAAGTGTCTATTAACGAAGTATCGCCGTTGCTGAAATCTGCATCTGTTTGTGGGTAGTTTAATTGCCCTTCAGCGGATGGTCTGCGGCCAATACTGATAGCAAACGTGTCTGCACTTTTTGTGATTTGTACGCCTGTGAATAGCACGCTAATGCCACCTGTTTCCGAAACCAGTTGACTGGTATTAAATATGTAACTTGCGTCTAAAACGTATAAATTACTTGTTACATGATTGCGAACTTCGTATCCCGTAAGTGGTTCAATCTGGAACTCCCATTGCTTGACGCTAGGCATATCAAGCTGAATGTAATTAAATATTTGTTGTGACGTTGCGCCCCGAATCCCGTATGCGTTATTTAGGCGGGTAAATGCTCCAGAAGTTCCGGCAACTCGATAGCTAATGTAGAAAAAACTATACCGTTCAGTAGTTGTTGAAACAAGGTTTGAAGAATGTATGTCAGTGTATAAAACCGTGCCTTCGTTTAAAATATTTCCTTTGTAATCCAAGCACGCACGGTTATCGCACTCGTTGTAACCTTTGGAAGTGTCAAAATTAGTTAGCCCGTTAATGCGTGTGCCTAAGGTAGATCTGATGCCAAACTCAACTGTTTTACACGGCCTTGTTGTTGATACGCTTGCAATAGCACAACGCATAATATGGCCATCAGTTGTTGCGACATTACGAGGCTCAGGACCACTACCAGCAAGCGACTGGTTAAGCCATGTGTCGCCGTCTTTTTCTATTTGTGATTGACTATTTGTGGTAACGACTCCGGTACGGACTGTTTTGAATGTTGCCTCAACAGTTAGTGTCGCTCCGTCAACTTCAGACTTAAATGGTCCATTGGTTCTGTTAGTACAAATTGCCAATCCAGTACCAATTTTATACAACTCTCCTACAACAATAGAATCATCCCAGCTTTGTTGACGGCCTGCGACGACAGATGCAATGTCCTTGCATTTCTCGACATATGCGTCTTTAATAGAAAACCAACTTACAAAAGTGAATGAGTTGCTAGTCGTCGATGGACCCTGCCAACTCGTAGTATTACGATCAAATTTAAACTTTGGATACACCTGAGATGTTGTAACGTCAAGCTGTGAAAACGTAACAGAACCGCTGTTTAGTGACGCACTAGTAAGAACAGTTGTCCCGTCGATGCTTGTTGTGTTTGTAGAAAGAGAGGGCCTTGAATACGAAGGAACTGTAAGCCCGATTTCTTGCTGGGTGTCGTCTTCTACAAGGATTTTGTGAAACTGAACTACTTTTATGTCATCTTCGGGATCGTCAGCGGTAAGATCATTTTTAAATCTAAGCTTAAACTTACTTGCCTTGAGTAATTCAAGCTCTGTGTCAACTACGTTGTTGTTACTAATGCTGTCCAGACCGCTGCTATTAAAAGAAATATTCACGGCAATATACGCCTTATTTGATCCTGCTACGTTTGTGTTGTCAATTACGGTAGTTCCCGGCCATGCAACAGTAACGCTATTGCCTACAACTACTGTAGTAATGCTTACACTCAGCCTGTTTAGAAGGCTTTGAGCTAAATTTTCAATGTTGCTGCTTTTGAAACGAGAAATAGCTTTTTTGTTGTAGCCCGATCCTGTGGCGAATTGCTTTACATAACCCGCTGGAGTTTCTGCAGTAATTAGCTCTTTTTCGATTACCCATGAACCTGTATTTGTAAGATCTTCAATGTCACGACTAAAAATAGTGTCCTTGTCACTTGAAGAAAAAAGCTTATAAGTGGTTGTGCCACCGATAGCTCCCAGCCCTGAAGACGTGATCCCGCTGCGCGATCCATAAAATGCTTGAGCCTTTTTGCGGCTTGCGTATTTTGCCTCGTCTAATACGCATTTAACTTCAGTCTTTCCCTCGTCGCCTTCAGGTAGCAGCTGTGCCCGTACCTGCGGCTCAAACGTCGGGTTAGGACGCATCCCAAAATCATTGCCGCAAAAAGCGTACACACCAAATGTTGTCTGGTTAACTGGCTTCTGAGTCGCGCAAAAATGCTGAGTTATATTATTTCCGACACGAACGCCAAACACTTCTGAACCGGCTAAGTTGCTGCTATTTCCTACGTCTTCGCTTGCACTTCGCCCGTAAACGTGATCTCCTGGTGCAATACGCGTTGTAAGACCACTTGCATATCTTGCGTATACTGCCATCCTCGAACCAATCTGGTTGGCAGTTGTATTGCCAAAGTCATAGCTAGTTAAAGTATTGCCACCAGACGCAAAATTGCTGGGCTCAATAGCGGCTATTGGTCCCTCACCGACCAGAAAGATCGCCCGTAGCATCTGCGATCCACCCAGGCTATAAATTTGCGACCAGAGCAGCTGCGTATTAACTCGAACGCCGCCATAGACAATAGATGCAATCGTTTCTTTATTTGTATAAACAAGCGGAATAATTGATCCTAAAGTTGAAATCTCTTGCGTTGAATTGAAGCCGTATCTTGGTGCAAAGCGTTGGTTTTGTGTTGTCGTTTGACCTCCGCTACTTGTCGCCCGCAGTTCGGGTGGCCTGCCTGGTTCGTTTTGGTCAAATGATGGCTTTGGTCTTAGCAGCGTCGAAACAACAGTTAGGCCAACGCCAATTACTAAATTGGCGATTGCAATAATTAAGCCTGTTTCAAGCCCTGCAATAACAGCAGGTTCAGGAGCTTCTGCGCTGCGCTTTCGCACTTCAGCCTTAAACCAGGAATACTCCTCATCAGTTAGCCCCAGCATCGAGGCAAGATACTTATCAGATGGAAGTAAGCTGCTCATTTCACAAATCGACGATACTGGGATTCTCGCATGGCTCGTGGCGGCAACCAGCACACGCCACGCTTGTGATGAACAACTAAAACGCCGTTCTCTACTACGATACCGACACCAAGACCGCTTGCGCCATTTTCAAACATGCAGACTGCATGCTCTTCCATTTCTGGCAATACCTCCGTTGCTTCATTCCATAGCGCCTGCAATTCTTCCCATTTACCTGCAGTTGCTAATTCCATCCACTCGTAATCAAACGGTGGGTGATAAACACCAACTGAATCCAATATCGCCCAGACCATGACCACACAATCAGCACCCCGACCGTGCTTCGGATGTTCACCAAAGGCATGAGGTAGACCAACCCAGGGCTTCCAATCAATCATCAGCTAACGACCAACGAACCAGATGTTGGTAACGCCCCAACAAGTTTGGTGTTCAAGACACGCCTTGGAACGTCTGACGCAACAGCATCCAGCGGTGAAGTTAGTTTCAACAGCACCTTCTCTGTATCCATGTCGTAACTAGCGACACGCCATAGCTCAGATCGAATCAGTGCAACATCACTAAAGTTCGTCACATCGAGGCTGACAGTTTTTAGATCCAATAGCCAACGGCTTTGAACGGCCTCAGCAAATATGTTCACGCTGATTTCGTTAGTGGCAGCGCCTAGCACTGCTTCGGATCGGTCGCCGCCTTTACTGCCTGCACCAGTCGAAACAGCAAAGGGCAGAAAGCTATATGTGACTCCGCTGTAAGTTCTTGTTAAATTGACTGAAAAATTTTGATAGGCGTAAACGGTTAGTGTGGACGAGTCCTGCATAAACCGTGCATAGTTGACGAAGGCAAATGTGCTCATTAGCTAAGTCCTACTTTTTTTCTTGTTTTAACACTACCTTGTAAAGCCGAGAGTGTCAGCGATCTGCCGCGTTCAGCCGCCTGAGCCATGCCCTGACGATGCTGTTCTGTCGTAACGTATTCAACGCCATTTATTACCTGTGACTCAAAGCGTACGTTAAGTGGTGCGGGGTTGTTTATTGCTTGTGCTGTTTCGCGTTCGGCTGCAACCATTGATGACTGCTCGGCATTGCGCGTAAACGGCAGACTTACTGATTGCAATTGTTGGAAGCTGTTACTGACACTTAAGTCACCCCCACGTTGGAACCTATTACCGCTAGAAAATGCCACATCTGCAGAACGAGTATCGCGCATCTGCGCTTCTAGGTCTTCGTTTGAAATGATAGTGCCTTGTTGGAAAGGAACAAAAAGCTCCATTCCACGTTCGCCCACGATGTAGGGCTCGTTTGCGCTAACTGGGCCGCCTGCGGCGCGTTGAGCGATGCCGAAGTTTGGCCCTAAAGTTCCGATCCCGCCAACTTCACCACCACCTGCTCCTAGCGATGTGCTCTCAAGGTTGAATCCACCACCACCAGGCAGCAACTTAACAGCAGTATTTAAAATCGCTATCGTCACCATCTTCGCAATGATCTGCCCCGCCATATCCAAGAAATAGCTACCAACACTCTTGAAAAAATCAGCCAATGCTTCTTTTGCGCTTTTGGATCCACTGATTGCATCCGTAAACGACTGAGAGAATGCACTGCCAATAGCGTTTGCTGCGCCAGTGATTTGATTGATTGGATTTACTAGATCTTCCAGTTCTTTTTTCAAACTGCGAATGTTTTGGCTCAACCCTTCCGTCAACGTTGGATCTATTGTTTGGCGGAACAGATCAGTTTGCTGTTCAGCGTTTGGATCCCCTGCGTCTATCCTTGACTGCCTGAATCTTTCAATTCTCTGCTCGTTTGTCACCAAGCCAAGCTGATCGCGTAAGTTAAACAACTCGTCTTCGGACGCTTTGGCGATTATTTCCGATGCAATAGCTTGGTCTTGCTTAAGGGCTAGTAGCTGACCATTTGCCGAAACAATAAGCTTTTCAAGACCAAGGTCTCGCTCCAATTCTGCAATTCTTTCTTGCAATTGACGTTCTGCAATATCCTCCGTTTTGTTCGCAGCATTCATAGCATCTAGGTATTTGTTTTTTAGTTCAAGCTCTTTCTCCCCGAAGTCAAGATTTATAGCGTTATTTTTTATTGTGTAAACCAGCTCTGTATTGTTATCTTTTTGTGCTCGAACTAGGGCAAGTGAATTTGCGATCTGAAATCTTTGAATGTCCGCCAGTGGGCCGGATCGAATCAGCGAGTCGTACTTGTCTTGGAGTTGAGGCAGCTGAGACTTCCTGACCTTGCCAATGCCCTTATCTTTGCCTTTGTCATCTTCATCGCCAGGAGAACCGTAGTCGGTTAAGCCTTCAAGGGGAGTCCCGTCCACTCTTCGCAAAGCCTTAGCCCTAGCGCCTTTCGGTCCGCCGTAGACTATACCTCCAGAGGTAAACTCCACCATCTCGTTTTTGTCGTCAAACTTAAAGCCTTTTGATTCAAATTTAATCCTGATCTTATAAGTTCCGTCCAGTCGATTAAGTTCGCTTCTGAGTTCTGCTATCTTGGTTTTCAAGGCGTTCGCCTGACGACCCGTGGCTTTTTGTTCACCGTTTATGCCTTTTAGCTTGGCAGTAGCTTTCGTTATCTCATCTCTATATTCTTGCATTTTTGCCTTAATTGTTTCAGTGCTGCCCTTCCCTTCATCCAGAAGCTCGTTTAGCTCTTTCTGCCCTTGGTAGTATTTCACTACGCCAACAGTCGCAGCTGTCACCCCTGCTGCAAGAAGAACCCAAGGATTAAGAAGCACGGCAGCTGACAAGCCTTTTACCGCTACTCCTGCAGCAGTGGCAGAAGCAGCAATGCCCTTGAACAATGCAATAATCCCTTTTGCTTTTATCACAGCAGCTTTTGCTGCGATTATGCCCATAGCCAATCCTGCCGCAGTAGCAGCTGCCGCCAATACGTCTAGGTTTTTCGCCACTTCTAGGAAAATTGCACCAAGTTTAGGAAGTGTCGCGACAAGCGTAGGGGTAATGTTTTCAACAAAATCAGTAAACGCCTCTTGAAACTCAGCGCCAATCGGCTGAAGTGCTTTGCCTATTTCAATCCGCATCTTGTTATACGCAACCGTCAACCTTGCTCCAGCTGACTCGGAAGACCCGGCAATCTTTTCCGCCAATTCACCGTATTCACCACCTAGTTGAACCAAGAACTTCATCAGGTCATTCAGCCCCACCTCGCCTTTTTGCAAGGCTTTTGTCAGCTCTGGGCCGGTCCTACCTGACGCTTCAGCAATTTTGTTAAATGTGCCAGGCAGTCTTTCTGCAATTTGATTGATCTCTTCTGCGCTGACTTTGCCCTTCGAGAAAATCTGAACGAGCGCAGTTACGGCTCCTTCAACCTGCTCTGCACCGCCACCCGTAGCAATAATTGCAGAGTTGATGTTCTTGAACGCAAGCTCTGCGTCAGCAATGCCACCACCAGCACCTTTTACTGCTGCTGTAAGTCGAGTGATGCCTCTGATAGCAACTTCTTGTGGAATATTTAATTCTTTTGTGACATCAGCAGCGGCTTGCAGTGCTCGGTTGTAATTACTTGCGTCACCTGCAATACCATTCAACGCAATTTTGAGTTTCTCGATGCTCGCCGCATACTCAGCAAATCCACCAAGCTGCTGTCTGAGCTGACCTACCTGAGCGCCAAGTGCAGCACCAGCAAAAGACCCGCCAACACCACCAACTGCGCCACCAATTGCGCCACCAAGGAACCCTTCAGGCCCACCGAAAATACCACCGGAGATTGTTGCACCAGCGACCTGGGCTGCCTTGCCGGGAGAGAACTTACGGCGAGAACGAGAAGTTTTCTCTAGGGCTCGGTCTACTTTTTCGATGTCTTTTGTTACTTTTCTGAAAGCATCACTAGCGGGGTCAAGCCCATTCCGCAATTGAGTCCAAACATTTCGCTGCTTTTCAAGACTTGAAATACTGCCATTAGACGCAGCAGTAGCGGCACGAATGTCTGCCGAGACCTCTTCGTAAGATTTTCCCATCATGTCAATATTTGTTGCAATCTTACTGATGCCAATCTCACCAATCTGGCCGTACAGTGCGCTTATTTCACGCATCGGCTGCTCGCGAGGGGCCTTGGCGGCAACTTTTCTTTGGTTTTTTTCAATAGATCGTCGAATAGCTGCTTGCTGTCGAAGCGCACCATTTTCAGCGTTGATTTTTTTTAGATTATTGATTCGGTCCTCAATTTCTTTTTTTCTAGCTTCTCTCGCCTCCACCATTGCAGGCGGAAGCTTTGGCGAGATAGGTCTGTCGTAAGCAGTAGCACCCGCCCGTCTAAAGGCTCTTCTGCTAGCAAAAGTTCCGACGCCAGGGGCAATCATTGCTCCAGATGCAGGATCTCTGTAACCTTGCGGACGCCCCTGCCGAGAGCGCATTTGACCAATGACCGGAGTACCGCCACGCGCAATGCGGCCAGCAGCTGCTTCGGCGCTTAAGCCAGATACTGAGGAGGCGTACCCGCCACGGACGCCTAGGCCGGACATCGATGCAACATAGTCTCCAATTCCTTGAAGCTTGGCGGCTCTGCGCTCGGCCCCTTCTTGCGCTCTGTTCAGCCTTTCAAACGCCTGTGCGCTTTCGCCTGTCTCCCTAGCAAGCTCTTTCTGAATGCCGATAATTTCGTTAGAAACACGGGTGTAGTCAGAGCTTGACCTGACAGTATTGTTAAGCTCAATTTTTAGCTCTGCTAGCTTTTGGTTAAGTCCTGCTGTAGTGTTTGGAAGTTTACCAAAATCTTGATCAAGAGCTTTTAGTCTTACTCCAAAGGACGCAATGCTTTTGTCTGTGTTGCTAAAAGCCTCCGCTAGCTTAATAGTCTCACTACGACTAGACGCAACAAACTCAAGGTATCCAGTCTGAGCGACCTTAAGAAGCTGCCCTTGAAGCTTCTCTTCCAGACGAATCCTTTTCTCTGTATTTGCTGCTGTAGACCTCTCTTTACTTGACAGTAAATCAATAGATTGAATTTCTTTTTCTGTTACGGCAATCCTTTCTCTGTAAGCCTTGGCTTGCAAGCCAATAAGGGTTGAACTTTTGCGTAACGTGCCATTGAGCAAGTTAGATATTTCTTTTTGCTTTTTAGCCTTGGCTTCTGCTAGTTCTAGCGCTTCCCCCATGTCCACAATGTTGCCCTTCAGCCGAGCAAATGCGTCAGAGCCTGTCCTGGCTTCTTTTGAAAGAAGCTTTAGCTTTTCAGTGGCGTCTTTTATTTGAGAGACAGAGGATTTAGCACTTGTGCCAATCTCCGCAAGTCGCTTCGCCTGAGCCTGTGATTTCGCACCAAGCCCGTCCAGTGAAGCCTTGAGATCGACAATACCTTTCCCAATCTCACGGTAAACCTTGCCGCCCATAGCGGCTTGTTCGCGCAAGCCCTGAAACGCTTTGATCTGACCTTTTATTGTTGCTTCGCTATTACCGGCCTCTGCAGCAAACTTTCGTACATCATCAGTTGCCTTCTGAAGATCTCCGGTTGAAAGCTTGTTAAGCTGTTTTGATAAATCCCGAAACGAGCTGTTTAGTTTTTGCAGCTTTTCGCTGCCACTTACTTTAAGTACAATATCAACAGGGGAAACAGTCTTACTTGGCATCTTTCTTGTTCAGCTCAGAGAGTGCAGCAGCTTCCATTACTTGAAGGCTCTCCAGCATCTCACGGGGATTGCTTACATCATAAAGGGACATCAGTCCTGACGCACCTAGCAAAACCTCATACTTCAATCCAACGTAACCTCCCATGGTGACGGTCCATTGCGTTTGCATCCGCAAGAACATCATCAACGCATCCCAGTTTTCTTCCCATACCTCAAAGTGCTCCTTTTCAGGAGCGGCCTGACGCTGCGGCTTCAATCCAAATGCCGCAGCGTCATCTGCACTCTTGTCCTCTATTCTTTTGCCGCCATTCGCCCAATACTTGACGGCATCTTTTAGTTTCCCAGTTTCGCGCCTTCAAACGTTTCGGTGTAAGCCTTCAGGACACCACGAATCCAATATGGGTCATCAGCAAATTCTTTCATTGCTGCCTGGGAAAACGGCAACGGCTTGCCGTCTTCATCCTCGATTCCTTCCCATCCAGTCATCACTGCTTTAAGCAAGTCAAGATCGCCTTTATCCGCAAGCTTTTGGAACTCAGACCTTGGCACCCGCTTAAACACCGCATCAAAACTAGAGTCATCAAAGACCCCACCGTCAGCAGGTTCTTCCACGGTTACAGGCCATTTAAAAGTTTTGACCTTTTTGCGAACGAAAGCCATTGAGCAAATTTAACTGCAATTAGCTTACAGCAATAAAAAAGGCCGTGCTCTCCAACACGGCCTCAGGAGCCCATCTCGTCAGATCAAGTGTACACCAAGCTGAACTCATCATTCCCTGCTGTTGAGGGAATCGCGGTGTATGGGATGTTCAGCATCGCAATGCCGTCTTGGTCGGCATAGCTCACATCACCAATGTCGATTTGACTGCTCGAAAAATCAACAATGTTCCCAGCAGTGGTGCCATGCTGGAACGTCAAGTCGCCAAGCGTGTTGTCAGTCAAAGCAGCAGTGAAGTAGTCCTTCGTGGCAATCGAGATCATCTCAAGGCTCACGCTACCGCTTGCACTGCGATCAGTGATCAGCACTTCCTTCGTGCAACCAATCAACTCTCGGTAAACAACAGAATTGCCGATGTCTAGACTGATTGACTGCAAGCAGCCAGAGTAAGACAGTAAGGAGAATGTGTCTGTGTTGCCGTTCTTAAAGATCAGCGGTGTTGCCTGGTTTGCGTAAGTAACGCTAGGCAGTGCCGAATCGTCAGGAGCGTTATAGATCCCAGTGAAAGTAAAATCAATCGAAGGGATTTCTCCAACAGATCCATTCAAAGTGAATGTTCCTCTAGCACCGGTCACTTTGTGACGAACGCCATCAATGTTGTAGTGAATGGTGACTGAGCTGAAATTTGAACTTACTGGTGCGTAAGTCACGCTAGTACCAGCAGCCACCGTTTCACTAAGGCCGCAAGCTTGAAGCGCCTTGCCGTACTGCGGAGCAGTGCCAGCAGTACCAGATCCTGCTAGCTCAACGCTGAACGTGCATTCAACGCGAGTGTTGGCAAGAAGCTGCTCTGATGCTCCAAGATAAGGACGAATCAGATCACGATTAACAACATCACTCTGCTGTGGGGTGATGTTCAGATCTCTCACCAAAACCGCGTCGGTTCCTGTTGGAGTCGGATCGACTCCGTAGCTCGACTCTGTTTCGATCAGAATCAGTCGTTTCCGTAGAAGAAGTGGTGCCATTTTCTTGTTGGGGGTCGGCGGGAAGTGTTCGCTGAATCAGAGTGCGTTTTCCGGTTTCTGGATCGAGAAGATACGACCCACCTTGACCGCTGTACTCGTCTTTCATCGTAATCCTTGCAACTGCTTAAACCTTAGTAGACAGTAAGGTCTGCTAATGCTGTTCTGTATTTAACGTCGTACTCATTAGAAAAGACCCCAGCAGGCTGGTCTGCATCAAGAAACTCAAAGCTTGTCAGAGCAGGCTGCACGTCAATTGCATACCCCCCAAGAGTCAAGTCAGCCATTATTTTTGAGTGCATCGATTCAATCACTGAATCCGCATCCGTGTAAGGAGTTGTTGACCTTGTGATTACGACTATTCTTACCCGCATTGTCCAGTCAAGTTTTGGTAATGATGTTTGCTGCTGCGGAACGTCATTTACTGGCTCGATAACAACCATTGGCGTCTCGGCCCTGGCTGCTGCGGTAACCCTTGACCGATACACCCTCCCATTAACTCCAGCCGTGCTGGATAACGTTGTGGCGATCTGTGCCAAGATTTGTTCACGTCTAGTAGTCATCAGTCACACATCACAGAGCCGTGGAAAGATTCGCTATTGGATACATTACTCGCAGTGCATCTGACATAAAGTACAGGAGAGTTGGAGTAAAAATGAGCGTCGATACCGCTACCAGAATGAGAATGAGACTCAAGAGGAAACCAATCAGTCCCATTTAAAGACCCCTCGTCAATAACAGTTACATTTGCACCAACAATCTTATGAACAAATACAAAGTTAATGCCAGCGATCTTCACCGCAGGCGTTGAGCCATCAGCCGTGAGAGGATCCCAGAAATGAATGTTCTTAGAGTTGTCAGCGAAATAACCAATTTCAATGGTCATGAGTCCTTCATCAGCATCAACTCGACGAACTTGCCGTCGTCAACAAGATTTGCACTCCTGACAGTGTAGTTCACTCCATCAACTGACACTGCATCGCTATGCAACAAGCCACCAAACTTTGACGATTCACACGTCAGCTTGTAATCAGTTGTGAGCACCACTCCGTCAGCAATGATCTCGCTTGGCATGTCCAGTATCCCTAGCCCAGTAGTGGAGCCAGCAACAACAGGAACAGCAAAATCAGCACTACTCAAAAAAACGCTTAAGTCTTCTGTAAATGCCATGAGAAAAGCCCGGACGAACCGGGCACATACAGCTATCAGGCGTACTTCAGAGCACCAAAAGCATTGACGCTATAGGTGTGGGTTGAAGTAGATACTGTTGAAACAGCCTTGATGAAACGCTTTGCGCTTCCTTTGTCAAAAACTAACGTCTGCTTACTTGCGCTCGTGCTCACTTGAGTAAACGCAGCATCGGTAACGTCAGAGTAAGTTCCACCAGACGTGTCAGCCGATTGAATCTTGACATCCAAAGTTGAAGTTCCGCCATTCTCGACATCGAGAATTACGCAAATGTCGCCTTCGTAGTCATTCAGGTCAACAGCTGTTCCGTCAAGAGCAGAAGTTCGTGAAGCTGTTGGTGCTAACGCAAAATGCGAAAGCTTTTCTAAGCCAACAGAAAGGATGGTCATCGGTCTTCTCCAAGGGTTTGCTTTTTACTGGCACGCCGTGCAGGAAGCTTAGGCGGACAGGACGGTGCCTTCGGAGGGCACGATGGAGCGGCCTCAGCAAGCGGCTTAAGATCTGCGGCCACTTTGGCCTTATCACTGTTAATCAGCAGTGTGGCAATGCCTTGTTCGACTTCAACAAAAGAGCCTGCTTTCACAGGCTCCCCGTTGATCATCACATTGCGTGTGATTTCAACTCTCATCAGCTTCAGCTAGCGAAGCAGAAGGCAGAAGGCTGCTTGACAGCAAAGTCAACATCCTGAAGAGCGATGACGCGAACGGTGCCAGCAGTAGCGCCAGCGTAAGGATCAACAGTGAGATCCAAGCCAGACCACATGCCCATGATGAACATGGAGAAGTCACCGAACAGTGCGTCGTTAGAAGCAAGCTGGTTGGAAACGATCACGGGATAACCGTTGATCTCGTTATCAGCGAAGACGAACTCGCCGCTTCCAGCGTCCTTCTTGGTGCCTTTCAGGCCGCCACGAGTGGTGGCGTTGACGATGTAACGAAGAGCGCCAGCATCAGCGTTGGCTGCAGCAACGTCGGTCTCCATCGCGATGTACTCAGTGAAGGTGCCGGTGCCCGTAAGGGTCTCGGAGCCAATACCGCTCACGTTGGTCAAGCCTTGAGGCTGGTTGGAAGAGCCGGTGCCGTAGATGGCAGCGCGGTCGATTTCCAGTGCGATCACACGGGCAAGGTCGTTACGAACCATGCCTTCAACGTCGATGCTGCTTTGAAGCAGAAGACGCCTTGAATAATCAACAAATGCACCCACGGTCTTGGGTGTCATATTGACCTGATCGATGGCCTGCTGAGACTCGGTGGGAGAAGCGTTCTCGCCAACCCAGTAAGCAGTAGCAGCAGAAGTCTGACGGGGGATCGATACATTGCCCTGCAGCCCGGTCAGCATCGTTGCGCCAGCCTGAGCGATTGACAAGCGGTTACGAAGCAGGTCGATGAAGCTTCCAGCCAGAAGCACGTCGTCAACCAAGTCGCCACCAGCTGTAGGTGTACCTACAACCAAGTCGCGACGGAGGACTTCGTTAGGAATAACGATGCCGTTTGAAGAACGCTCGTACTGCTTGGCAGCAGCCTCGCCAACTTCGATTTCAAATGCTGCATCGCGACGAGCCTGAGCATCACCCTGGTTAGAGAGATAGTTCAGAGCTTTGACGAAGCTGAAGCTACGGGTCTCCTTATCAGAGAGGCCGATGTCGTTGGCGGTGATGCTGTGTTCCACGGGTTGAGTTCCGATTTTTTCGAGGACAGCAGCGCGAGCCTCATCGACAGACTGGCCGCCGGAGATCAATTCGCGTGCAAGATCGGAGAGGTTATGACGCTCGCCGAGTTTGTTGATGGATGCAATCCGGTTACGTTCGGCCTCTACGGCCTCAGACCGGATCACCTCCACATCAGTTGTGGTGCTTTCCATGACTTCAGTCACTGTGTTTACGGGAGATGCGGTCGAAGCCGCAGTGTCAGGGTCGGCGTCCTGTAAAGAACGCTCAACCTCAACATTTAGGTCAGAGTCGTCGATCTCAAGAGAACGCCCAACTCCGACAGTGGGGTCAGCTGGGATAACAGCTAACGAAACCTCGTAAGGCGACCAATTGGTAGCTACGAGGCCATCTTCACGCTCCTCCATTTTATCAATGGAGTAGCCGAAAGAAACGCCGCGAAGGATTCCATCGCGAACGTCTTGGAGCACTTCTTGCGCAAATTTATTGCGCGAAAAGCGCACCTTGGCGTAACCGCGTTTCTTCTCACCATCAACCCAAGCACGTTCGACAACGCCGATCATGCGATCTGGATCATGGTTATAAAGAAGCGGTGCGCCATCATTGAGTCGCGAAAGATTCGCAGACTCCATGCCATGGCTCAAGATCTCGTTTCCAAAGTAACGAGCCACGGGATATTCAGAGCTGAATGGAAATTCCATGCTCCTTTCGTCAACCATGTTGAAACTTGTCGCTTCAACACGCTTGAATTTTGTACCTTCAAGATCGCGAGACAATTCTTTTTTAGAACTCTCTTCTGCAACAACATCAGGCACCTCCGAAGTAAGTTCCATTGCGCGTAAGGCTTCGATCTTTGTCAGTGTACTGAATCTATGTCCTACATAAACATCAGTTTGTTCCCAGCCATCATCGCCTTCGCGATAAATTTGAATTAAAGCTGCAGGGTCATCTTCTTCGCCATTGATGACAACCTCGCTATCAGGAACGTCGATCTGACCATCGCGAACAATTCTTGTGATCTTGCCTTGTGCGCTGCCGCCAGACGAACTCCAGCGAACAAAATCACCAACTTTCAGGCCGTCAGGTTCGGCCCTGGTCTCTTCATCGATTGAGCGGTCCATGGATTCAACAGTGCGATCAGAAAAAGCCTTGCCAGCGTCACCGCCCCAGGCAGCCCAGGCAACACGGCCTGGAGAAGGATAACCTTCCTCTCCAGGGCTGAACCCCTCAGCCTTTTTGTCTACTTCGTGGCGAGCAAACCAAGCACTCATCTCGACGATTGTGTCATCACTGAGTTCGTTGCCGCTGAGAATTTGAGTGGCGCGACGAGCGGCTACTTCAGTACCACCATCGCGGCCATCCTCTTTCCAATCTCTATAACGTTGCGCTTCTTCGCGCATACCTTCAGTTGGCATTGCAGGCATCACTCAACCTCCTCTGGGAGTTCATCAATAATGTCACGATCAAGCTCAACGTTAAGCTCTTCGGCTGCTTGCTGTTCACGAGAGAACTCAGTGAGGTTGTCAAAGAAGTCTCCGCCAAGCTTCGCGACGATCTGAGCCTTGGTCATGTAACCAGCCTGCTCCATCTGGCGATAAGCTTTTGCTTCCTTCAATGGATCAACCCAATCCCATCCGCGAGCCATCCATCGCGGAGTGTCATAACGCTCAGGACGTGAATCGTAATCATCGAACGGAAGCTCACCAGCCAATACAGCTAAGTCAAGCCACTCGCGGAATACCCGATTATGAAAGTTTTCGATCAAATAAGACTGAATAACCTTCCAGTGCTCACGATCTTCAAGCAAACTCAACCGGCTGCTGCTGTAATTCGTCTCGCTGAAATCACGCGATAACGTCTCGTAAGAACAACCAAAACCTGACGCAAAACGCCGAACCTTATTCTTCACAAACATCTCGTACTGCTGATCAGGCGAGCTGATATTCGGCACGCTTACATTCTGACCAGGCTCCAGATACTTCCACATCCCAGGCTCAAACTCGCTAATTCTGCGATCAGCTTCGACATCATCGCCTTCAAGCTCACCCTCTGGGCTTGTGACAAATCCCATTACAGAAGCACCAGCACGGGCGCGAATTACAGCGGCTTCTTCGTAACCCTGCAACTGATGAGCATCAGCCATCACTGAATGGAACCAGGGCACTCCGCGATGCTGTTGCGGACGCTCTGGAAGAAACAAGTGAATTACGTCTTCCGCAGGCAGGAAAACATGCTTGTCACCTTTCTGAGGTGCATTCTGGAACCAATAGTCGCCAGGATGACGAGTTAAGAACGCATAACGAACAGGGCGACCCCATTCGTTGATCTCAACGCCCATCCTCCACTCATTGAGCTTCGCGAGCGTTGGTCCCTGATACTCCTCATCAAGCACATCAGACTCGATCATCTCAAGGGCCAATGGCACCCTGCTGCCCCCAAACGGACGCCGGATGATGCGAAACAACGCTTCGCCTGATTCAGGTAAAGCACCAGTCGCCAGCCATTCCATCATGTGGAAGCTATGTCGCCCCGCAACATCGCAATACTGCGCACGGGTCCATAAATGCCACTTCTCTTCAATGAGGCGATTAATCGCTTCACTGGGTTTCCGGCCACGAACCTGCTGAACCTGGGACTGGAGCTTGATACCACTGCCAACGACATTGACTTGAGTGGTGCGCTTCGCCTGCTTTGCATACGGATTATTCCGCACCATCTCACGCGAACGGTCGCGCAGCTTGCTCAGGCTGTTCCGAATCTCGGCATCAGCACTGGCCCTAGTGCTCATCCAGTCGCTAGTAAGACGCGAAACAATCGCACCCGCATAGCTACGGCGACGGCGACGAGGCTGATCCCGTGGCACTCGCTGGAGCCCCAGCGTTCTTAGAAATCGTGTACGGAGTCCCATCAGCTTCTATTAAACCGGACATAGAGATTATGCGGATCGCCGAGGCCAGAGGCGATTAACTTAGCTTTATTCTCCTTTGCCACAATAGACTTCAATCTTGACTCAAGTTCAATTAATTCCGAAAGATCGTATCGCTTTAAATTACGACTTCCGATTTTATACTCAGAGACAGCGCCGCCAGAAACGATGGACCTGATGGCTGCTTTTACTGCATCCAAGTCCTGTTGAGCCTGCGTCCTGCCGTCAAACGCTCCAGGTGTGCCCGTATACGCCAAAGAAGGGCGAATCTCAATCTGGCCTCGGCTGTATTCCTGAACAGTGCTATTACCGGTCTTCGTGAGAACAGCTTGAAAAAACCAGTTAGGACTGGGGTCTACTAAACCAGTCGCGGCAGCAGTCAGCGTAGTCTTCCAGCCGCTGTTGTAAGCAACCGCCGTTGCCGTTAAGCCCTGCGAATTGGTGTTAAGGCGAAAGTAATAGACCAGAGAGTGAGTGGAGCTGGTTACAGCATCGCCAAACACGTCAACAGTCTCGGCATCAACCCATACCGCATCCACGCCGCTTGTTATGGATGGAGGGATTGCCATCTACATAAGTCACTTGATATTGAGCAGTCTAACTCTTACCACTGATTAACGAAACTTTTCTGAGTTCGCTTTGCCGAAGCTGCACGCTTGGACTCTTTCTGTTCTTCAGGGGTTCTTTCCATCTGATCCCATAACGTCCTGCGGTCTTTGATTTGATACACGCGATTTAATGCCGCGTAAGCGTAGACAAGCTCGTCCAACGCCTCGTTTCTTGCACTGCTGCTTTTCACCCAAACCCTCACCGGGAATCCATTCTTGTACTTAAGGATCTGCTTTTCTGCCGTCAATTCTTCAAAATAATCTTTCCCGACTGTTGGGTAAAAATGCAAATACCCTGGGCCGATATCGTTGTGCCTCAACCTACCGAACAGCAGTGACTTGATCGTGTCCGATCCAACCGGGAAAAACTGCGCTCCCTTCTTGAGCGTTTTGCCCTTCGCGTTTAGGTCAACCTTACTTGCCTTGCCAATTGGCGGCTTGTTCCTGGTTGACATGCCCTTGATCGCAATGACGCCCAAGCTCTGACGTTCCCTTGCATACTGGTACACCTCGCTGGTGTGGTGGCCGCCGCTATCGATGGCTACCACCATTGGCTTCAACTCACGACCATCCTCAGACTTGTAAGGCGTCTGCACAATCTCGTCCAACTGCTTCCACACGTCTTTCCGCGACGGTTCGCCGTAAATTTTCACCCTGTCAATCAACCAGCCTTGCTCCTCACGGCCCCATCCCCAAACACTGAGCGACAAGCGGTCGTCCTGGGTATCACAGCCAACAGTGAGCAACAATGCCTCTGCAGGCACCACGCCCTGCTTGTACCTTTCATCAGCTGAACGTTCGCTGAGACCGTCGGCATTAACCTTCGACGCATACTCGTCTTCCCACGTCTCGCCCAGAACAGTGTTCACGAATGTCTTCAGCTGCTCTGCGTCGTTTTTCGCATCAAGAAACTCCTCGACCAGAGTTGACCAGCTTGCGTTTGGGCTGTAGCTGTACGCCGCCCAAATGTGGAACGAAACATGCTTACCATTACCAGGCGCGGTGGGCCGCCACTCACCGCGTTCAACCATCCAACGCTTCTTTGCTGCCGGGATCCATACGCCACAGCTTTCGCAGCAGTAACTAGCCGTGTCAGGGTCGTTGTCGCGCCACTTCATATTTGCCCATTTCAAATACTGCATATGACCGCAATCAGGGCACGGCACGAAATAACGCCTCTGGTCGCCCTGCAAAAACATTCGCTCTACGCGGCTGAAGTCTTTAACCGTTGGAGTGGACCCCGCCACGATTTTTCTATTCCAGTAATACTCAGTACGCCTGATGCCAAGCTTGATCTGGTCGCCTTCAGTACCGGCTGAGGGTGGGTAGCCGTCAACCTCATCAAATAGCACCACTCGCCTACTGACCCGCCTGAAGCCACGCGGACTGTTAGCGCCCACCAAACTCAGGCTCCCGCCAGGAAACTGCTTCTGCAGGATCGTGTTGGCTCCGTCTTTTGACTTGGCCTCGCTCACTACACCCTTGAGGCAAGGCGTGTCACGCAACATCGGCGCGATCTCTTCCTTTGAATAGCCCTGTGCATCCTCAATGGTGGGCTGCACAATCATGATCGGGCACGGATCCTGATGAATATGAAAGGCCGCGACGTGATTAAGAATTTTGCTGTACCCGACACGGGCACTTTTCATCACGCTGATCTGCTCGATCTTGGGATTCGTGATCGCATCCATTATCCCCTTCTGGTAAGGCAGCGTGTGCCATCTTCCGCCTTCTGCGCTCGATTCTGCGCTTAAGTAGGCATAAGAGTCCGCCCACTCGCTTAAAGTCATCTTCTTTGGCGGTTTAAACGCTAAAGCGGCTGACTTTCTTAGTTTCTCTACGTTATTCGCTGTCACCAGCTAAATCTTCTAAGGCTTCGCGCACAATATCATCTAAAACACCAATAGCGTCTGTATCTAAGTCTGGTATTCGTTGTTTCGCCTTGGTTGGTATCCCTAATAGCTTCGTTCTTGCGCGAGTGATAATTTCTGACCACTCAAGCGCAATGTCTTCTGCTTTGACCAAGAGTCCCTCTTTTTGCTGTCGATCAAGTTCGAGCAGCTCTGCTTTTAAATGCTCCGTTCGAGCGCGAGATTCGTCATAGTCAGGGATCGACTCCTGGGTCTTGCTGATCCTTGGCTGCTCCGATCCTGAAGCCATCCTCTCCTCGCGACTGCGCAAAGGCTTCTTCTCCTTGCCTGGGCCAGCGGCTTTAGGGCCGATACCGATTCTCGTCTGCGTGTTTTTGGCCCATTCCTCTCGCATTGTTTCGCTATCCACAACAGGCTTGCCATATGCGTCTTTCTTGACCGATAATCTTCCGCTTTTTACTGCTGCGTAGACAGCTTCAGGTGATACGCCCAATGCGCGTGCGGCTTCGGACCTGCTAATGAGAGCCATGATTCAAATACGATAATACGAAGATAGCGCGATAAGAATAAAAATGATAAAATATCCGATTTCGCTATTTCGGTTACTGGGCGAGGTGTGTCTTGCATTATCGAAACAACTTTGCAGCGTATTGCCTACTTTTATGGTGCGATCAGAATACCTTCGCAGTGGTTAGTGTCACATAGGACCCAAAATATTTTTTAGTTTTTATTATTAATACATAGTCAATCCTACGATATAAATCTATAAATTATTTTTCTTAAAAATATATTTTTAGCAGACTGCTATTGTCAACAATATTTTGCTACGATTAATAGATTGTATAAAATAGCACATTAATTTTAGAATAGGTTTTTACGATATATTTTAGGCCGCGCTACCAGGCCGCCACCATCGGGCCGCCACCATCAAGCCGCCACCATCGGGCCGCCACCATCGGGCCGCCACCATCGGGCCGCCACCATCAAGCCGCCACCATCAAGCCGCCACCATCGGGCCGCCACCATCAAGCCGCCACCATCGGGCCGCCAACATCGGGCCGCCAACATCGGGCCGCCACCATCGGGCCGCCACCATCGGGCCGCCACCATCGGGCCGCCACCATCGGGCCGCCACCATCGGGCCGCCACCATCAAGCCGCCACCATCGGGCCGCCACCATCGCGC